CTTGATTGGGATAAGAGTAAGCGTGAATATGTATTTTCCGATTATTGTAACATCACTCTTCATCAGATTGAGATGTGGTTATGTGAGTTCCAAAAATATTGGAAGATGACTATAAAAACAGGAAAACAGCGTTCCAAGTTTGAGCCTAAAACAAAGAGTTTGATTGTTAATTGATGTTTGAAATGATAAGTAAGAAATTAAGTGAATTACCTGAGCAGTTAGAATTTGATTACAACTTAGTAAGCATAGAACTTGACACATCACCAAATCGGTTAAGATATATATCATCAGCCGATTTAGATGATGCTGTTAGAAAAGATGCTTTTGATTCATTCTATGATAATTTGCGTCAAAATAATGCTGTTATTGTTAGTTTTGATAATAATGCTGATATGTATGAATACGGCGATGATGCTTTGGTTATCGTATTGTTTGAAAATGAATCAACTCGTTTTATCATATTTGACATTCAGGATGCTAAGAAAATTGAAAACGCTATCTTTTATGCAAAAGAGGAATGTTAGCAATTATTAAAGATTAGTAAGAAGTTTAACAAATAAATCTATTCATTATGAAAGTTTTTGCAATACAAATCACATTAAACGGAAATCAAGAAAGTATCTTCATAAAGACTAATGCTGATGCTTCTAAGGTAAAGAATTTCACAATCATTGATGTGATTAAACCTAACGGAGTTGGTGATTTACCGATACGCGCTGGTTTGGTAATGAATTATTCAGAGTTGCTTGATAAAATCGCTTTGAGTAATGCTATGGGTTTGATTTCTGTTTCCGCTGTTAAGGTTCAAGATGGCGATGATACTGATGTAATCACAAGTGAATTACCTACTATTAAAACAGTTACTGTTTCTGTTAGCAATACTGGAGCGATTTTGAAAATAAATGGAAAACAGGTTGTTGGATTGACTTGGGTTGGTTATTTACATGATGGTGAATCTGTAACTTATGAGGCTTCAAAGAACGGCTATGTTACTCAATCAGATACTTTGACTGTTAGTTCGTCTAATATCACAGAAAGCATTACTTTGGTAGAGTTGAAGCATGTTAGTGTTTCTATTACTAACGAAGGTGCTACTTTGAAAATTGATAATGTAGCGCAAAGCGGTTTGAGTTGGGAAGGTGATGTAGCAGTTGGCGATTCTGTTGATTATGAAGCATCACTTGAAGGTTACACAACGCAATCTGGTACTGTGAGCGTTACCGATGCCTCAACCGTTTCAGACCTAACTGTTGAAATAACATTAGTTTCTGCGTAAACATACCTTTTGTTTGAGAATATTTTTCATTTGATTTCGGCAGGGCATTCGTGTTCTGCCGATTTTTATTTTTAATGAACAAATGTTTCAGATATAAATTGAAAAAGTATAAATAAATAGAATTGTAAAATGCCAAGTTACGCAGACCAATTGAAAGCAGTAGATATGGCTGAGCAGAAACTCATGGCTAAGAGATTCCGACTGATAGAAAAGGCGGCTAAATCAGATAATCCAACTGATATGATTATGGCTGCTCAAGTTGTCGATAGGATTCAGAAAAAGTCGAGTAATGAAGCAAAGGCTTATTTGATAGACCCGTTGCAATTTAGTGCTAATTTAGGGTATAAGGATAAAATCTTTTCACTTACATACACCACTCTCAGAAGAATGGCTAAAACGCCAATCATAAATTCTATTATCAAAACCCGTAAAAATCAGATAGCAGACTTTGCAGAGCCTCAGGCTGATAGGTATAATACAGGTTTTGTTATCAGAAAGAAACCGATAGGTGGTGTTGAGCAAAAGATGGATAATAAGGATAGAAAAATTGCTAACGCTATTACAGATTTTATTCTTAATTGCGGAGGCAGTAATTCTTGGACAAGTGATGATTTTGATTCCTTTATCAGAAAGATTGTTGAAGATTCCTTAACATTTGACCAAATGACATTTGAATGCATAAGGAATAGAAGGGGAAAACTTGAATATTTTTTAGCAACTGATGCTTCAACATTCCGAGTTGCTGAAAGTGCTTTTAGGTCTGATTATGATAATGATTTCTTTCATAGACTTGGTTCAGGAGTTTACGCTGATGAAAATTTGAATAACTTGAATAAGAAGATAAATGGCTATTATCCCCAATATGTTCAGGTTTATCAAAACGCGGTTGTTAATGAATTTTATCCTTGGGAATTATGTTTTGGTGTTAGAAATCCATCAACTTGGATAAACGCTAATGGTTATGGATGTAGTGAGTTGGAAGATTTGATTAATGTAATCACATCATTACTTTGGGGTGATGAATACAATCGCAGATTTTTTAGTCAGGGTTCAGCACCAAAGGGATTGTTAAGAATTAAGGGTGGTATGAATGAAAAGGCTATGCAACAATTTAAGCAACAATGGCAATCCATGATTTCGGGTGTTATGCAATCCTGGAAAACTCCAGTAGTAGAAGCGGATGTTGATTGGATAGATTTGCAAAAGAATAATCGCGATATGGAATATAACTCCTGGATGGAGTATTTGATAAAACTTGCTTGCGCTATTTATTCAATTGACCCTACAGAGATAGGTTGGGATATTTCACGCTCAGCTGGAAATTCAGGACTTTATGAAGCATCTCAAGCAGAGCGTTTACAACATTCAAAGGACAAGGGGTTGTATCCTATTTTGAAATTTATCCAAAGAAAACTTAATAAGTATATCGTTGAACAAATCAATCCTGAATACGAATTTGTGTTTATGGGTTTGAATGGTATGACGATTGAAAAAGAGTTGGATATGGATATTAAGAAAATCGGTTCATTTGCTACTGTTAATGAAATCCGTGAAAAGTGGGATATGAAGAAGATTGATGATATTGGAGATATTATTGAAAATTCAGTTTATTTCCAAGCATATAATCAAAAGAAACAAGCGGAAATGCAACAACAGCAGCAACAGCAAGGAAGTTTTGGAGGAGGTTTTGAAGATTACGAAAATGAAGGCGGTGAAGAAGATGATAATTGGAATCCGTTTGAAGATTACGAAAACAATGACGAGGGTGATGGAAACGAGAATGAGGAACAGCCTTCAGAAGAAAATGAAGAGGGTAATACAGAAAACGAAGAAAAAGCCGTTAGCAATGTTTTCATAAAGGCTTTTGAGAATTACTTAGAACAAGAAATCAATAAAGGGTAAAAATTATGCCATTAGGAGAAACTACGAACATAGGACAGATTGCTGCATTATGGATAGCGGCAACTGCTCCTACTAATACAAAATTGATTTGGTATGATACGGCGCAAAACATACATCGTATCTATGAAACAACAACTGGTAACTGGATTGCTCTGAATCCTCAGGCTGTTACTAATAGTACCATTTCTGCTTTGACCGTTATTGCTCAAGGTACTGGTCTTGCAATAGGTAAGTTTTTCTATCTTACTGATGTTGGTACATTAGCAATTGCTTTGACATCTACTAAGATTTGGTATGTAGATACTCATAGTAATTATATAGTCAATGATTTGGCTGCCGCTATTCAGTATTACATAAATTCAACTAATCTTTATATTGATGGCAATGCGGGTGTTTGGAATACATCAACTGGTAGGCTTGAATTTACTTTTACAGAAGAAAATTCATTAAACCAAACAAACGATTATGTTGTTATTAGACGAAAGAATGGAAGTATTTGGAGTTGGGTAAAATCCAAAATTTCTAACTTTATTTCGACAGTTGCTAATAATAGCATAATTTGGAATAATGGAATTTATTTCAGTTTCAGTGCAAACATAAATAGCATATTGAATCAATCGGGTGGAATCGTAGGTTATGACCAATATCTTACCGATATTCAACTTTTGGTTCAAGATATAAATAATGTTGCATTAGATAACCAAAACTATTTACAACAAGCCAAGGCATATACTGATTCTAAGACTACTGCCGCTGAAATATATGGTAAGGGATTACCTAATGCTATCACTCCATCAGCCGTTACTCAGACAGCACCAGTTGTTGGTTGGAGCATTAATCGTATTCTTCAAGATATTTACGGATGGTTTGGAAATTTAAAATATGCTAATAACATTAATGTTGGTATAGGTTTCAATCCAGTTGGTAGTGATGGTGAGGTTGATGCTACAGATAGCGTAATGCTTGCTATTCAAAAGTTGGTTAAGAAAGTCGCTAATCTATATGCTGCTTGTTCAACTGCTGCTCTAAGGTTATCCGCAGGATGGGTTCCATATTCATATTTGGGTACTGTTTACGATGTTGCTGCTAATGACAGTGTTGATACTGCATTTGCTAAGGTTGTAGGTAGGATGAATCAACTTGGTATAATAACTAATGGTGTATTAAAGTCACGAGAAATACAACAAGGTCAATATAATACACTTTTTGAAATAGAGGCTGGTAGATTAGAAATTGGTGAGGTTGATGACCAAGAAACAGTTAGAGTTTCTTTAAGTAATGATGGTATTCAAATGGAAGACCATTTTCCAGCACAGGATGATTTAATAATAAAACCAAGAAAAATATCTCAATATAATCATCAAATTG